AAAAAGCTATTTCAGCAGCTACAGAGATGAATCTTGCGGCTCTTAGGAGAGAAGGGAGCGGCCATTGAGCAGAACCCAAGCAAAAAGAAAATACGTATTCACCTCAGATCTCGGGACTATCGTGGTCACAGGAGAGCTAGTTACAGAGTTCGATGTGGAAGATGTGGTTCGAGACAGAGCTTTGTCTCAAGCTCAGGCTCTAGAGTTCATAGCGATCGGGAATGAGGTATATCCAAACGCTCAGCTACCTAGCGTAGCAATACCTTCTGTGTTCAAGAATAATGGCGTTGTGCTGGAGGAAGACTAATGGCAGAAGATACTGTAGGATCAGGCGTATTAGCACCTACCGAGACAACCGAATCTTCCGGGACATACGAATCTGGTGGCATAGGGTCAAACATATTTGAATCGTACGAACAAGGAACAATCGCCGCAAACATATTTGGCGACACCCCCGCCGATCCCCCACCTGTACCTTTAAGGGCTAAAGAAGCAGTATCAACCCCAAGCGACAGTGTTGCCAAGGTCAAGAAGCCTAAGCGAGCCGTAAGAAAGGCTGCTGCGAAACCAAAAAGAAATAAGATTGTGGAAAAACGAAAAGCCAAGCCTTCGCAGGGCTACGGCATCACACCTGTTAAGTGGCACCCAGGCCACCCTGCTGACTTCTATAGGCACGGTAAACAGATTGTCCACACAGACGAAACTGGCAAGGAAGTAGTAACATACGAACACTGGCCTAGATTTATAGAGGAGTTCGATGGCGAAGAGAGGCACAACGACAATGCACACATACATATCATAGGCCGCAAAAAAGGCGGCAAGATAGAAATGGATCTTGTCCCTAAGTACACCAAGTTTCTACTTACAGGCGTACAGGAATCACACCAAGAGCGCTCTCAGATAGTGGAAACATTTGGGGACTTCTATGTCTTCTTCTATGGGGAAAGGCCGCCCGTCTACACCTTTTCTGGTACTCTTGTTAACTCTAGAGACATCAACTGGCTAGCAGATTTCATGTTCTACTATGAGAACTTTCTACGCGGTACGAAAGCTGTAGAGAACGAGGCAAGAGCTATTGTAACCTACCAGGGTAGGCAGGTAGAAGGCTTCATAACACAAACATCTAATGTGACATCAGCAGACAGTCAAAATGGTGTACAGTTCAACTTCTCTATAATAGTGACACTAAGAAGAAGTCTCCGAGCTAAAGCCGCAGGTGCAGGCGTTGGTCCTATAGGAGCTTCTGTAGATTTTGGTTTAATAGAAGTAGACAAAGTTTTCAGAACATCAAACACACTGACACAGCTCTTTAGAGAGAAGGGCCTCTCCAGAGCAGAAGTATCTAAGGCTTGGACTGACGCACAATTTATTCTAGACCAGAAAAAAGCAGCACAAGAGGCTCGTGACGCAAAAGCAGCGGAGCTAAAAGCTCTGGCGAAAGAATACAATACGAATATTAGGGCAGATAACTTTGGCGATCTTGTATTGCCAGCATAATGAGGAAGACACATGGGTGCAGGACGTGTATTAGGAGCAAAACTTTTATTGGAGGGTAAGGAGGTTCCTTTCATAGGGGCTACCATTACTCATACAGTCAATCAGGCTGCTATAGCCTATATTGATCTAGTTCCTCATAAGGAAATAAATCAGGTTAAACCAAGAACTTTAGCACAAGTTTTTGTAAGGAATTACAATGCCCCGTCCACAGGCGGAAATCTACACTTCCCCTACGTTCTAGCTTTTGAGGGCGAAGTCTTTGGCTTCAACTTTGGGCGGACCCCTAGCAGCAGAACATTCTCAATCTCGTGTATCGACTACTCTAACTACTGGGACAATGTAGTAACATATTTCTTCAACGCCATGCAATCCATGGGCAAGGGTGCTGCCGGATTATGCCGTGTGGGGTTTGATTTATCAGACGCTGAAAAACAGGGTGAAAAGGTAACCCCAGTGACCCACTCAACAGCCTCCTATTTTATACAACTCATGAGAGGTAAAACAGACTTTTTAGACGGACTTGTTGAGGTGATAAGAAATGTAACAAAGCTGAACACCTTCTACCAAAATGCTCAGGGGAGGCTCCGGATAAATGATAGAATAAGGCTGAAATCTAGTGGTGAGCTGAACGCCCTGTTGGCAAAGAAGGAAGCCTCTCAGTGGACCAAGTGGATGGAGGGTATAATTGGAAGAACTAATGGGATGTCCACCCTAAGAATGGTGATACAAGACTTGATGTCTATCGTCTTCCACGACTTCGTGAGCGTACCTTTCCCAGCAAAGGTCGCGTCTTCTAACCTATCTGGCCCTGCTGTTAAATATACTGGTACTGCATCCTCAAAAACAATTGGCAACTTCATATTTAAACCCAACTTGTACATGGTCGCTCCGCCCTCCTGTAATATATTCTTCCCGAACGAATACTCGAGCTTTCAGTACAGTAGGAACTTTTTCCAGGAACCTACACGACTTATATACAAACCAGAGATGATGTCTTTTGGTGGCAGACAGCTGGGGATATGCCTACCACACCACTATATGCCTCCATCGTTTGATCATTTTATGAGGGGGAAAGGAAGTCCGGGTAGCGACGTACTTGGAAGCGCCGACATAAAAACAAACCAAAACTACGGGCACATCGGAGACCCAGACCCCAGCCCGAACTCCAGCGCAACAAACCAGGGTAAAAAAAGAGAGGCTCAGTTTTTGACTAACGAGGAAAAAATGCGAGGTATTTTGACTCGTCAGGAGGGCATGGTCCCCGCTGCGACTCAATTCAGATCTAGCATGTCTAAGGAGGGAAAGCGAGCCTACGCGGATGGTGTTTCTGAATACCTGTTTTACAAAAAGAGATTCCAAGGGCGAAAGGTTCAGATTACAAGCCATCTGAAGCTTTCTGTTGTACCTGGGTTTACTACACTAATACTTGATAACAGCGATAGTGACCAGAGTGTTGTGGCCTATTGTAGTTCAGTAACACATAGAGTTTACGCAACTCAGGGTGGCTTTACAAATACAACACTGTCTTACGCTCGGACGATTGAAGAGCAGGATGTTGCCACGGGCAAAGACACAGAACCTCCCGTCCCTCCTTGGTTTTCTTCCGCGATATTTGGAGGGGCGAAGGACGATGCTAATAGAACGATTTTTCCAAACGCGTTGTCTACGTTCTACGCATCTCTGCTTGGTAGTAGGGGATCAAAGTCAATACCACACCTTATGGGTACCAGAACCGTAGCGGGAGCAGCAAGAGCGCTAATAAAAAGATACAACTCGGTAAACGAGCAGGGGCAGAGAAGACTCCAAACCTTTATAGCAAATATTACAGACAGAGACTACGTTACCATGAGGCAAGCTATGAAGTTCTTGGGTGCAGGTACTTCCCGAAAAGACCTCACCACACCTTTTGTAGAGTTCTATGGTGCGAGACTTCGAGGAGAAGGGGCCGGCGACGCTTCACAGATAAGAATGAGAAGATCTGTTATAGACAAATACAGACACGAGTTAAAGACGAAGAGAGGCTTCCGTGGCTAAAGAAGACGAACTAGCTTTATTTAAAAAATGGAAACGAAGTCAGAACAAAGAACAGTTTCAGGAGCTGTATGAGTCTATGCGGCCACTTATTTACAGGGCTTCACAAAAAGCAGCTTATGGGTCTAACATCCCAGAAAGTGCTCATGGTATCTACGCCGCACAGAACTTCTATGATGCTCTTAGAACCTATGACCCTACGAAAGGCGCAGCTCTAGGAACTCACGTGCACAACACAGTAGAGCAGAAGGGAAAGCGTCTAAACTATCTCTACCAAAATCTAGGGCACATGCCGGAACCGAGAGCTCAATCTGTGGGGCTGTACCAAAACGAGTACGGCAATCTCAGAGCTACATTAGGTAGAGAACCATCTGCGGCGGAACTATCCGACCGGCTTGGTTGGAGCCTTACTCAGGTTAAAAACATAAGAAAAGAAATACAAAAAGACCTATCTCTTAGTGAGGGGCTAGAAGAGCAGTCCTTTTTTGAAAGCTCCAAAGATGAAGAGCTCCTGAACTATCTCTACTATGATCTTACAAGCGAGGAGAAGGTAGTTTACGAGCACGTGTTTGGTAAGAATGGCAAGCCCCGCCTTATGAAAGCAAACGGCAGAGTAAACTTCCCCCAAATTGCACGAAAAATGGGGGTTTCTGAGTCAAAAGCGAGGTCTTTATTTAACAAGATACGAACCAAACTGGAGAAAGCAGCTAGATGAGTATAGAGCTTATCACCTCATTCATACTTACTAAGCGAGAAGACATTCTGAAAAGTAATGACGGTATCGCAATATTAAAAGAAAAAAGTCCTATAGACGTCCTAACTGGCGGTGTTAGAGACAAAGCAACTAGTACCGCTGTCGACCAGCTAAAAGGATCGCCACTCAGCCAGCTGGGAGAAGACTACCTAGCAGAACAGGTATCCAAAAATGGTGGGCAAATACTAAACAATGTCACCAACCAGCTGGAGGAGGACCTGGACAGAATCACAGGGATTCCTGTCCGCCAAACATTAGAGAACTCACAGCAGCTTGTTTTCAATACCATGAGCGCAGCAATAACTGCTGAAAACGACCTCATCATGTACTTCCTACAGGAACTGGCGAAGAACTGCATCAACAGACTCGAAAACAAGATACGTATAGCCCGCCTGTTGGTAGAAAAACTGAGACTCTTGTATAACGCTCTGATTATTTTAGTACACGGCCAGCCGTACTTCTCTGCGTACCTGGATAAGCTTCGCAGAGCACTTATAAAACTAGATCAGGCTGAGAAGCTTATAAGCCTGGTAAAAGGCACACTTGAGGCAAAAGACTTTTATTTAGGGGTACAGTTTAAAGACGCACAAGACCTGATGGACGACGCAAAAGTACTCATCACTCCAGAAGAAAACGACCCAGATGTAAAGTTTACAGACGGTGGTCTTCTGGAAAATGTTGGGATACCCTCGGAGCCACAGCAGGCAACAATAATACTTTCAATACCTCAGCTAGTGCAGGATGTTTTGATGGCGGCAAATGGATACTTCACTGCCACTCTCGAAACAAATATTTATCTGCTTGGGTATATCCAGGGACTCGACAAGCTAAAGGCGTCTTCGTCCAAAAAGCTCACGGAATACACATTGTCTATGCTGAGTTCCCTGAAGGATAGGCTGAACAAGCTGAACAATAAAATGGGGCTACAAATAAATGGGCCAAAGGTTGATCCAGAGACAGGTGCAATATCTGGCGCTCGGGATGCGCCAGTGCCCGGTTTTACGCCTGATCCAATAAAAACCTCTGCCAACGCTCTTGGTTGGGTAATAGAACTCCAGACCATCATAGAGTACGCCAAGTTTGTGCCCGGAAAAACTTTCGAAGACATTCAGCTAAGCAATGACGCTGTTAAAAAATATCTGGAGTCTGTAGCCAAACTACAAGAAAAGGATGATCGAATTAAAGGCGATGCAATATTAAGGGCTACCGACGGGCGAGAGAGTCTTGGTGACTTGGAGTCACAGCTTTCAACTTTCTGCGCCGCCAGCCTGCGAGCAATTGTAGACGCAGAAATAGCAGATAATATCCTATCTCTGGGCCGCACTATTATCACTAGGGTTAACCTGTCCATAACTCAAGATACCGAAATTATTGAAATACTAGGTGGCTTCTCTAAGGCAGACTTAGCCTTTCGAGGAATTTTTTAACTTGAACTCTAAGACTGCCACATTCGCCGGAGCCGCTCTTCTAGGGATTGCGACATTAAAAGAAGGACTTAGCACAGAAGAAGACAGAGAACAACTCACCCAGGCAGAAAGAGTTATCCAAAGAGACTCAAAGTCGAAAGAACTTCTTTCTCAAAGAACCGCAACAACTGGGTTCGCAGCTCAAATAGCTCAGAATACCCGCTCAGATAAAAGACTTGAGGCTATCGGGGTCAAGGCCGTGGTCGCAGCAGGGAAATCTGGTTTGTCAAGCGGGCCAGCAACACCTAATATGTTAACAGGCGGGGTTGCTAAGGCAATGGGTGTTGGCCTAGGTGGAAACTTGACGGCTTCCCAGAGTCTTTCTAATCTCGGAAAAGGAATTATATAATGGGCTTTGATGATATTCAGGTAACAAATGTACACCCCGAAACCGGAGTAATCACGCTAGGACTGCAGCCCAAACGCCTAAAAGGAATTAGTAAGCTAGTTCAAGTTGTGGTACTATCCATACTAAATAGTCCAGGCCAAGATGTTCTTGATTTTGAGAAGGGATCCGGTCTGGGTGGCTATGTCGGCGCCAATATAGAATCAGAAAACTCTACCGAGCTTCTATCTCATATTGCGCTGAGCATCACCAAGACGGAGAAAGAAGTACTTGCAGCCCAGATTGGACTGGATGAAGACCCGGAGGAGCTGCTGAAAGAGTTACATATCGTAGATATAAGACAGGGTGGAAATATAGATGAATATTACGTAATCGTAAGGGTTATAAACGAAGCCGGTCAAACCGCAGATATATTGGTGTAAAATATGGCACAACTACCAATTGCAGAATTTTTAAAAGAGCGCTTAGTCGAATACGATCCTGAGTTTGAGCTTAGAAAAGGCACGGCCTTCGAGCACCTTTTCTTCAAACCTATGGAGTTCATCACTCAGCCATTTCGTGACGAGGCAAATGAAATCTACATATCTCAGAGTTTTCTGAGAATCCTAAGGAGTCCTGATCCGGACGGCTTTGACGAAGAAGCTGTCGACGCTTTAGCGGCTAACCTGTACGTCACACGACGCGGCGGAAATAAATCTAGCGGAGTGGTCAGAGCTTATTATAATGAACCGGTTGACCGGGAATACCCCGCTACAGGAGCGGTATGGAACTCCAGTGGTGGAGATGTCTTTGTTAACCCAGCAACATTCGTTATCACAGTAGACCAGATGTCTATCCAAGTTGAGGATGGTCTTTTCTATTTTGACATACCCATTGAGTCAGAAGAAGAGGGTGACATTGAGGTAGCCGTTGCCGAGATAGTTGAGCTTGTAGGTGATGACGACGTAATACGTGTGACCAACAAGCTTGCTTTCAGCGGTGGTGTTGCCAGAGAAACAAACGTAGATTTTATTGCTCGTATTCAGCAATCAATCGCTGTAAGAGATCTGCTAATAGGCAAAGGTTTCAGTGCTATTCTTTTTGAAAACTTCCCGAATACTCTACTCGAAGTCCAGCCAGTTGGGTTCGGCGACGATGAGATGATGAGGGATATTTTATACAATACTCACATAGGTGGGAAGGTCGACGGATACTCGAAGACTGGTACCATCCTAACAGGAGAGGCTGACTTTGTAGGGCTCCTTCTCGATACGACTCGGCAAACCTTTTCGAGTGCAAACGTTTTGCTAGACGGAGTCGCATGGGCTACGGTTGGTCAACCTAACATAGACCGAAGCAACGGCCTGGCCCCCACTGTTAAAGAGATTAAGCTATCAAGCGCGGCAGTATTTCATTCTGCTCAAGATCTTTCTGGTGCAATAAACCTCTCTACGAACCAGCATGTTCGTATCGGAATAGACAGTGACTTCAGGAACATTCGAATTGCTGGAGTTGTTCCGTCTGCTACAACTAGAAACGAAATTATAAACCTGATAAATATTAGTTTTGGAGTCACAGTCGCCTTCCCAGAAGGAAATAGCTTAAAAATACAATCAACAACAGTAGGGCTAGATAGCTCGGTAATAATAGACAACCCAACAGTAGGAAACAGTGCAATCTTTCTAGCCTTCGGGCTGCTGACTGGCCTTGCTCCGCACGAATACAGTGGAGACGGGCCGATTACTTTTGTTGAGGGATTTCACTATGAAGTAGACGACGAAGCAGGGAAAGTACGAAGAGTGGTCGGACCAGACCTCCTAACCTCAGAAACTACGGGGGATACAGTAGACACGAGTGCTGTCTTCACCGACTTAACAGCTAACCAATTCTTGGCAGTCTCCGAAAGAGACATCCTTACTATAGAGACAGGAGCCGACGTTGGTGATTATAGAATCCTAGAAAAAACCGACATTAACAACTTAGTCCTAGACGCCGAACTCACAGCTACCGCTTCAGGTATACAATACAGCATACGGAGAACAGGTATAAAGGACAATGAGCTTGTTTATGTCGAGTACTACTACAACCCACTCTCCATCGATATAGGTAAAAATATCGTACTTGATGAGTGGGGTAGAGAGCGTGGAATCAGGCCCGGCAGGGAGGAGCAGACCATTACAGATCTGGCTTTTCTCAGAATACGAAAGATCGAGCAGATAGACCCCTTAACACTGGAGCCTACTGGAACGGTACTGGACGGTACTGGAGGCTACGGACAAGGTGGATACGGACAAGGTGGGTACGGTATCGGGGAAGGCTCCGAGTACAGGCTTAGTGTTGTGTCACCGCACGAACGGTTCTCTATGTTTGAGCATAGCTACATCGTCATAAACTCAGGACTTCAGGGCTTGAGCTTCAAAGTAACCTACGACTACGTCCCTGAGATAGAGCAATACCACGATTTCGTAAGAACTGAGGCTGAAAGAATTCTGGGCGGAGATATCTTAATGAAGCATCTGCTGCCAGTGTATGTACGTGGGACAATAACGTATTCAATTGACGAAACAGATGCCACCATTCCAGATAATGCCACCTTAACGGAGGCTGTATACAATTACATCAACACACAGAGAGCTGGAGTTGACCTCGAATATTCTGACATCATTCAATTCATTGTTAGAACGGTGGATCCGTTTGATAAGTACGGCTCGTTCATAAAGACGTTTGAGCTGGACGCAGTAATACATAATGTGGATGGTACAATCCTGAAAATCACAGGGAAAGACAAACTGGTGATCCCTACTTTGGACCCATTTCCTATCGAAACGACTAGGCCCTTAAGCTCTAGAATCACACACTGGATTGCGGATAAAGACAACCTGATCCTGGAGAGGATCTAATGCCGTTTAAGAGTAAAGCCCAGAGGAGAAAGTTTTACGCACTCAAATCCAAGGGCGATATGGATCAGAAAACTATAGATGAATGGGAGGATGAGACTCCTAAAAAGATACCGGAACGAGTCCCTGCTAAAGAAGCAGACATCGAGAAGACTGCCTTTTGGGCTGGATTTTTTAAGGATAGATAATGGCTTCGAAGACTTATTTTAACTATTTAGGTTCTGTGTGGGAGCACCTACCAACCAAAGATATAGAACGTATGGGAGAGCTGTGGCATGGCTACGAACAGGTCATGGCCTCTGTATACCAGAACTTTGTAGAGGTCGATGTCAACGTAGTCATACACGATCTCATACCATTTGAAACAGAGCGCTGGCTTCCGTATGAATTCACAGAGGACAATCAAATTCTGAAGCCTGCCGTTCACACAGCAACTCAGGATCTATCTGTCGGGGCTAACCTTGCCAACAGATATCTACTAAGACTACAAGTAGACGATGGCATTGAGTTCGAGGTTGACTTACGTGGCCTGACTCCTGCATCAACACAAATCGACGAGATTGTGTCTAAGATAAACATGGCAGCTGGGTACAACCTAGTAGCTACTGTTCTGCTGAACTCTACACTTCAGTTTACCTCTCCAACATCTGGACCAAACTCCAAAATCACTTTCCTAGAAGCTTCGCTGCCGGCTAAAGACGCAATAGAATTCGTGGTGGGAATACAATCTATAGATCTTCCGGTAACAGTTCCGGAATACCCGTACATATACAGCAGCCCATATGAAAGTGTTGTCAGCATCCCAGAATTGAGGACAAAGATAAGAGACGAATCCCTTGATGAATCCGGGCTGGAGATATTCGAAGACGAGAACTACTCTGTGGATAGAAGCTTAGCGGAGATCGCGTTTAAAGAGGCGCCTCCGGAAGCCATGTGGGCGAAGAGAACTCTGTTCGACGAGGAAACCCCGTGGCATAATTTTGGTTTCCTCATGGATATCTACGATACTAACTCAGTGCAATATTTGAATGCTCTTCGCGGCCTATGGTTCGCTTTTTGGAACGGACCAAAGCCCGAAAATTTGAGGAAGGCTCTTTACCTCCTTTTTACTCTTCCGTCTGCTCTAGAGGACTCCACTGTCACTCGAGTAACCACAACGGTGATCGAAACGACTAGCGATGACGGCGTGATAAGGCTGTTTGAAATACCGTCCGGGCTGGTATCAGTTGTAACAGAGGGTCAAGAAGTCGAGGAATTCCAGCCACTTGTGGACGGAATTGATGTTTTCGACAAAACAAGCTTACCCGGATTTGTGACTACAGAGATTGGCAGAGCTAATATTCAGAGGTTTCTTACACCTGACGCCAGCCGCGGGGTTGGGGATACCGACGAAACCAAGGCTATGAGGCTGCTGGAAGAGCACACCTTTCTGCCGCAAATTAACGTGAACGCGTTTGTCACGCCAGACATCAATTTAGGGAACGTTCGAACCTTCCTAGATGCCATCCAGCCTCTGCACAAAACATACATGTTTCAGATCATAGTTGGTGCTTTTGAGGATCAGATACTTATTGATGATAAACTTGGTCTAGATATTGGCATTGATGTGACTCCTAATGTAGACTCAAACCAAACAACGTTTGCTGAAACAACAATTTTAGACGATTATGAAACTGTGGAAGACACAAATCTCAATGTTGACTCTGATGGGATGTTATTCCAGGAGAGTGTTTTTATTGAGGTTTATAGTTTTGCTATCTTGATTGACAGCTTTGTTGCTTGATAAGATACAACGCGCTAAGGTGTTCTTATCACCGGAGAAAACATTATGAAGGCTAGAGAAAAATTAGGGCTTAGAGGTAAGGTTGAGCTCTTTGTAACTAAGGGAAAAGCCCCTATAATAAAGCAAGGCAAGCTACTCTACGACAAGCCCTACCCAGTCTACGACAAAGCCGAAATAGACTTCTCAGGCACTCAATTAATAGATAAACAAGTCCTCCACAACATCATATTGAACCAGGGGAAAGACAAGGTAATAACCAGCCTGACTACTGGATTCATGCGGCCCATCGCTCGTATGGCTATAGGTGACCGAGGTACTGAGCTTTACAACGAAACCTACAGGGATGACGTTGATACAACCACATTGGATGTTGGCACACCCACTGTTCATGAAGTACAGTTTATTAAGACATTTTCTGCTTTAAATGTGCCAATTACGGCATTTTCCAACCAAGCAAACCCACTAGTCAATGAGGTGGCTTTGGTTATGATAGATATTCTAGGTGGTAATCCTCTGCCCAGAGCTCCAGTAGCATCACCAAATAGTCCTGATGCAGATGAAGAGCTTTTTGGTATTCGGGCCTTCAAGTCAATACCATTTGAGGCAGCTAATGAAATAGCAATAACAATCCGTTACACCATTTTCATAGAGTAGGCTTATGGGAACAACAACTGATTACTTAAATTTGATTCTCCCCTTAAACAACGAGTACCAAGACATTTGGGACCAGCCCACGAATGAGAATTTTCAAAAAATCGATGACTGGGCAAAGGATTTTGGTAACGAGTTGATAGACGCGCGTCAAGGAAAGGCCACTTTGCTGGAATTTCTGCAAGTTGCACACGCCTCTAATGGGACTCTGCTAGCCACAACCGAGATAGTGAACTCTCGCAGCTCCTTCTTATACGGAGATGAAAATGGTTCTGGTGTGGACTTCTACCTCTCTGATACACTTGAAGAGGGGGACAGGGAAGTTCATAAGGCCAGGGAGGGCTACCCCTCCTTACGTGAGGCTCTCGGGGCAAAGGTCTTCCTAGGCAATGCAGTGCTCGATGGGGCAAACGACGTAGATGGATACCCCACCTGGTTAGGCTTTACAGGCGCAAACGCCCAAGTCGACGGATCAGCGGATCCTGTGTACCTACTCATTGGTGGGCAGCAGGGGCGAGTCAGAAGCCTTAAACAAATCACAATCTCCGGGTCTGCCGGGGAAAAATACCTATATGCTCAGCTTGAGGTGGACGGAACAGTAATCGTCGATGGCGATTCTGGCACTCCCCCACCAGCTACTCCAGAAGGAACAGCTGGAAGTGACGGCACAAAAGTTCGTATTTTAGAGGACTTAACTGTAGACTTTCCCGCAGCCGGCGTAGAAGTCGGCGATATCCTTAGAATACTGGGAACCACATCAAACTCTGGCGATTATCTTATTGAAGACGTTGCCCCAGGTGGTGATGTGAACCAGGTTCAAATCAAGGGAGTATTCCCGGGCGGAACACTGGCTTCTCTGGATTATGAAGTTCGAGATCCTTTTGGGGTTACTTTAGGCTTTGACGATGCACTTGCTCCTGCTTCAGGAAAGATATACATGGGCGAAGCAGATTTCGACGGGATTTCAATCACAGAAGTACGCGCCATGCACTTCAAAGACTCCTTTGTAGGAGACTGGCGGGCTGCAGATGTTAGCGGAGGATCCCCAACATTTGAGGAAATCTGGCATCACAACTTTCTATCCGATACGGTAGAGGTTGCTGTCCAAGTCTCTCAAGCTAATGACGGAAGTGAACCTGTGGAGGAGCTAAGTAAATGTACGACTCTCTCCGGTTTAGGTGTAAATATAAACGACACATATGCGTTTGATCCGGGAACTTCGGATGCTTCGCTGAGCGGGAGTGTCACAGGCAGCCTAACAGGCTCTCTGGATGTTGACAGATCTGCTCAAGTAAAATGGGATAAAAATAGTGTATATGTTAAAAACCCCATCTCTGGAAAGTTTTACAGGGACTATGGTAATGCCCAGCAAACTTCAGGGTTTATACGGGTAGTGGTGAGAAAAAGGGCTTAATACGTGGGCGTAGACAAAAAGAACGGCTTTAGGGCACCTTACAGAAGTCTGACGTTTAGAAATCAGGCAGATACAATAATCACTCGAAACGGTATCCTATCGATGGAAGACGACGTCTACGAATCGGGCGGAGATATCAAGATACCGCCGTACGTCTTCACACAAGAAGGCTTACTCGTCGAAGTTGATATTGAAACCTCTGTGAACATCCCACCAGATATAACCTCTCCTTATTATCTAACAGTAAACGCAATCACCTCCGCACAAACAGACGACCTCTCATATCAATTTGCCAAGGCTCCCGGAGATGTATCACCCACAGAAGTGATCATTGCCGAGTATGATGGTGGAGAATGGCGACACCTTCCCTTTGTAAGTATCGATGCTCAGATCAGATATCATGAGCAGAATAATATAGATCTCGAAAAGATAGGACCTCAGCAGGGCCTATTCACTACATTTTCCGGTGGCAACTTCAATAACTCTCCCGGAGTAGTACACGACAGCCAGGGTCTCAAAACCGTTTTGGACGAAGAGTTTGTTACGCCTCCAGTGGCTGACGATCCTGATGGTTGGGAGCGCGTAGACAGGATGATCTACAGGCGCCCTGCGGACGATGAACACAGAATTGGCGTAAGAAAATACGTTGTCGGCGGCAACTACACTACGGGCATAGAAACTCTCCATCTCACATCTTTTCTAACAGCCAGCCCTGGAGACCCCCTTACTTTTGTAAGAACTCTCATCAACGACAACAACGAAGCCCTCATCTTTATATCTGAGGGATACGGCAATACTTTCGAAGTTAAATACACAAAATACAGCTCTGACCGAACCTCAGTTGTTGAGGCTCTGACCCCGCTGGTAAGCTCGAACAGCCAATATTTTGATGTTGGTCTAGACCCAAACGGCGAAATTCAAATAGCCTTTGTTGCTGGCAATAACGAAGAGATACACTGGTCCAAATTTGACCAAACCGGCGCTCTCGTTTCTGGCCCAGCCACAGTACACGCAACTACTGGGTTCCCCGTAGATCAGCCAAAACTGGTTATTGACGTCGTAGACTTGAAAACATTGATGGTCTACCAACAGCTCTTAGGCCCTTCAAACAACCAGCTTTATTTTGCTTCTACAAACTTCAGTGGAAGCACCATAACCGCTACAAAAGATATCACTGCAACACTCACGAATATCATCAATCCAGATATCTTCATGACGGACGATTCCCTGCTGTATATTGCTTATGAAGACGAGACAGTCGGAGAAATTCATTACGATATTTTGGATGATATAGGTGACTCCACTCTAGGTTCCGGAACAGTTTCTGATGCTACCGATGGCGGTGGATTTGGAACACTTGTACACAATGCCCGGAAGCCCAAGATTCGAGTCGCAGATAACAAAGAGCTTTTCATATTCTTTCTTCAAGACAAAGGCGGGACCGACGGTCTAGCAGTTTGGGCAGATGGTTCTGCGACATTACAGGAAATCATAAGTGCTAGCGAAGACTTTGTTGATTACGCTGTAACCATTGATGGCGTCTTGAACGAGATCCACCTCACCCTTGCCCAGGCTACCCAGATAGATTATGCCAAGCTGGATGAAGAAGATATTGTAATGACTGTATCTCTTGACTCAGGGGACTACAGCTATGTGGACAGTGCAAAGGATAAGCTTGGATCAATGTTCCATGTCTGGTCTTTTGAGGCGCCCACCACCTATTCGAATATATCCACACCTCAGCCTGTGAATGATATAGGGCCGTTTGTTGTAGTAGGCACAATTGACACTATAGTCCTAAATTCTGATGAGATGATGCTCATCTTGGGGTCTCTCACATACACCCCGGTGGCTGGCGATAGGTTTGATATCGCAGCATCTGGTGCTGGAAACGATGGAACCTACTACGTCGAAGGAGTTAGGATTGCTGACTATAACGGAATTGGCGACGTACTTGTTGTCAAAGCCACGACAAACTTCGTAGCTGCTGAATCACCAACACCGGGAAGTACGGCCCAGTTTGCACAGCCCGACGGCAACGAGGCCAGGTTCATAAAGAGTGTGGCAGAGAAAGATCAGGCAGACGCACTTACTACGGAAGTCCTATCGAGTGATGTCTTACTAGCTCGTATTTTAATACCAGGCCCCTCGATTTTGAATTACATCCCAGCTGGCGGACCTGGAGTCAACACAGATATTTTTGGCATGTACGGCGATGTGCTCATTGACTGGGAGGTTACAGCTCCTGGGTCTTTCACAATGGCTGGTAGCCCATATGTTGTAGACCTTACCAATAACGTACTCTATACCATTACCTCTGGGAGTTACGCCTTATCCGAGGGTGACGCTCTATATATTACCCTGGACGGAACAGACCTAACACCAACACCTCAAGTAACATCCATCCAAACACTTCCATGGGGCGACCCCATGCAAGTTTTGGGCTATATAAAGGACGGAGAGTTCCAACCTCATTTTTTCAGCATTGCCGGAGTAGGGCAGATAGATAGTGGTGAAACCGCCACTATGGGTACCGACCTCCCGAAAGCTATGAGGACTCGGATCGGTATTCTTACCGAAACGACCTTTGAGAACTACACATCAACCCTACGAATCGCTTTAACAGACACATATCCACAAGCCCTCTCAAAACTAGATGCATTGGTTGATGCGATCCTTACGGATCTGCCAAAAGAGGAATTTACGTTCGTCCCGTTCGGCGGAACAACAACATTCTCTGCAGTCAGCTTGTCCTGGGAAAATGACAACACAAATTGGGACGTCAAAGTCTATGTAAATGGCCGGAAACAATCACAATCAATCACAGGTGCATTGGATCAGGACTTTAGAAAAACTAGCACTACAGACCTAGAATTTTCCTACACCATACCCGAGCTTTCCAGAATTGAAGTCAGACTTGAAAGAACTGGCGGAACCGGAAGCTCTGGCGGGACAGGCGCAGATATATATGATGAAGGGCTGATAGTTATCGGAACACCAGATATTATCAACTTCACCGGTGGAGGAGTAACAGCCACTCTGGACTCTCCTGGGTTAGCCAAGGTAGATATCCCTCTGGTTACAGATGTTCAAAGAATAGTAAAATATCATAAAAATGATACTGGCTCATCTATTGCCCCAGATAAGGCTCTGGCGTTCTTAGATGACGGAACGATAGCTTTGTCAGACTCAAACGTAGTGGCGATATCTGATTTTGCAGGATTTTCCATGGAAACTATTGCAGATGGGGCTTTCGGAAAAGTATGTAAAATAGGCAACATGGCTGGGATACTAGCAGCCCTTGCCCCGACAAACGGACAGTATATATTCTTGGGAGAGGTGCCAGGTGAATTACAACTAACAGCACCCCCTGCATTGACTGATACAATATTAACCGTTGGTAGAGCAGAACATCCAGATGGAGCTCTAGCAGCAAGCGCGGAAGACTTGTTTGTCTCTCCTGAAGTAATAGCAGAGCCTTAAAGGACGTAGATGGCTGAAATTGAATTTTTTGTACTAGAAAACGGAGTAAAAACAAGGAAAGTCAGTTCTGATTTATCTGCTGACTTTTCTTCCGTTAAGGTTGGTGCATCAAAACTAGAGATCAAGGAGACCGCTGGCCATCTAGATATGGGAGGCAAGAAGCTCAAAAACAGTGGTGAGCCCGTAGACGCTTCTGACCAAGCTACAAAAGGCTATTGCGATACTCAGCATTCTAATCATACAGGTGATACAGCAAACCCTCACTCAGTAACCAAAACTCAGGTAGGACTATCAAACGTACCCAACTTGAAGGTGAATCTTATTGCTACCACGGATCCTAGTGCAACTGATGATTCTGGTTCTGGTTATGCAGTAGGATCGCGCTGGGTGAATGTTACCCTGGACAAAGAGTTTGTTTGTCTAGATGCGACTTCGGACGCAGCAGTTTGGGGTGAAACTACTGGCGGTTATAGCTCATCTAAAGGCTCGATGGAGCTATCTCTTAACTCCACGGCTACTACTATATCAACAATGAGTGTTGCTGTTAAGGCCGCTGGCACTACTAGTTCTGTAGGGACTTTGGTTGATTTCACTCATGCATCCAATAAACTAACCTACACTGGAACAAACACGATAGAGTTTTTAGTTGTCGCAAGTTCGACCATCACAGCCGGTTCGGACAAAGACGTTTCTTGGATGTTGTATAAAAACGGATCTCAAGTAGGCCCAAGACAATCTGTGTACGGGCAGGCCGGTAGCGGAAAAATAGGATCTGGCTCAATAAGTCAATTGGCTACTCTTGCTACAAATGATTACCTAGAGATTTGGTTTATAAACGACGAATCAACTGACAACATGACCCTAGTGGATTTAAGTTTTGTGGTCTTTGACCACACCAAAAAAGGGGAGGCAGGTCAGGTGGGTGTCCAGGGTGCCCAGGGCGACCAGGGATCTCAGGGCGACCAGGGATCTCAGGGAGAAACAGGAGATCAAGGCGTTCAGGGAGAAACAGGAGATCAGGGAGCAGCCGGAGCCTTAGTCCATCTTGGCCCATGGGCGACATCAACTGCTTACATAGTGGGTGATGGTGTTGAAAACGACGGATCTAGCTACACATGCTACGCAGCTCACACAAGCGGCGCGTCTACTGAACCCGGAGTGGGTGGGTCGTGGGCGGATAAATGGTATCTACAGGCGGCTAAGGGCGAAGCTGGGGCTGTGTCTTTTACAGAAGAATCTGATACGATAACCACAGATTCTAGTGCGTCGTGGGTAGATAGGACGCTAACTGGGTTTGCAAATAAAACAGTCGAAATACTTATGCACAACGATTCTACAGGTACCAGGGTATTAGGTGTAAGAGCTAATGGCAGTTCTCTCGAAAGAAAAATTTCCATTGTGAAGGAGACAGCACTAACAATGCTAGTCCAAGTAGACAGCAGCGGCATCATAGAAATTTACAGTAGTGGGACTAGCGTTGTATTTAAGAATAACGGGAGTTTGGGCTAATGGGACTTCTTAAAACATACACCATAGCGACTGATATTACTAAGGGGATTCTTAACCACACAAGACTCGAGTCAGAGATAAGAACAAGTGGCTATGTCACAAATTTTTTAGACATCTCCAGTGATGATGTTTATGTAAGAGTTTACGGAGACAGCCTCTCAAATGAGTCAGCTCTGGGTACTCTGGTGGAGGATCACGGCTATGAGACCTTGGCGGAGTTGAAAGACAGGAGATATAACGAAATTGACTACAAAACAATGACTCTGATAGCTCCTGGATTTACATATGACGGCACTACGTTCAGCCTGTCTATCTCGGCTCAAATGAACTGGTCGAGCATCAAAGAAAACACTTCGGACTTCACGTTTCCGCTAAACATATCGACAATTGATAATTATGAGTACACCCTTGCCGAGGCAGACGTTTGTGACTTCTGGTGCGAAGGTAGAGACACTGTAAAGGGGCATTTAGATAGCGGAAGAGCTTTAAAAAAATCAGTCCACGACGCTGCCGATGAGGCAGCTGTAGACGTAGTAACTGACACAAGATGAGGATAAGTTAATATGCCAAAGACAGAGGGCTCAAATTTTCAAGATGTCAATGAAGCGGGATTAGCCGTTTTAGGGCAAACTGAGCGCAGCAACAATGAAGTGTTGATGTCTGCCGTTGACAATGAATTCGAGGGCCCGTTCCGTCTAGCTGCAACTTTCCCAACTCCAGATAGCAAGCTCAACATTACAGGCAGCCAAGTAGCCTCGTCTGATGGCACTGGTAAAAACGCTGCTCCTCTTAACAACCAAGTAATTGAATTTGACGATTCCACCATTGATTTTCAAGCACAGAGCACAACCGGTGGAACAATAGATATAACATGGGAAGCCTCTACTGTAGGGCAATACAGAAGGCTGGGACTTTCGCTTCTTGCGAGCGGTGTGATTCGCGCTATCTTTAGCGATGAAGAAGCCGTGTTTACCAACCTACCAAATCCGGGCGATGTCTTTGTACGAATAGACGCTGTCCCGATTGGTTGGCTCGATCTAGTATGCACAGACGTAACCGGCAAGTTCAAGACTGTCGGGAGCGCTACGAATATAATTGAAAATTCTGTTGGCAGTGACATTCGTGTAAACAAGTTTAGCAATGGAGCTGGTGCCGGCGGCGCAGGCGAGGAAGCGGTTTCTTTCGAGCCGGCTGACGGATTTCAACTAGCTGTTCAGGATAAGTTTGACGCTTCACCTGGCGACGCCTCAGCTAGGGTTGATAGCTCTGTTACTAATGCCGACTACGAGCCAGAAGCTTACTACAGGCTATCTTGCGATAAATCGCGGACCGTCTCTCCCGTTGGCACTTCATATACTCTATCAGGTGCACCAGGGTTTACGGTAAAAGAAGGCGACATTGTCTACGTAAACTCGACTGAAGAATGGCGTCGTATCGATACGGTTACGACCCAAACAACCGGTGTTTTGGATACGGCGTTCTCCGGAAATCCTACAGCAGAAGCCGGTATGGTCTCCCAAGCTGTGTGGACCAAGGATCTCATCAGTGTAGGAGAAGCTTCTCAGAAAACAAGACCTGGCGTCCCAGTTCCTCTCGTTAGTTTAGACTATGTGGACAGTCTTGATGCGGGTGACACGGTTGGCGATATAAATGATGATGCTCGAATCGTAGCATCAGCTTCAAATGACGGAGTCCAAGCAGATGTAGGGCTTCCTGATTCAGATACTTTTCTCCCGTTTCACACAAGGCCCTCGGGCTTAGATCTGATACAAAACTATGATCTAGGTGGAGCCGGAGAACGACTTTTCATAGTATTCTTTTGTAACCCCGACAACGCTACAGTCACAGCTGCAGCAAACGTCTTAGACTATAGAGTAAGCCTTTATGAGTTAAGTTATCTTCTCAACGGTGGAATACTAGAGTCCGCGTTCTGCATGAGTGATGGAACAGGAACAGCTAACAATTGTCAGCCCCCCACTGTTGTATTTGATGCGACGGAGGGTAAAAATGTTACTGAAGTTGAACTTGATTTTTCTTTTGTGTCTGGTGTTAAGCCTGGTCAGCCTAGTGGTCACATAATATCCATCGTTGAGGGTAATATACTCCCAAGAAAATTCCCTGGAGTTGTAGGTCAGTTTTGGTTTCCTGCTCCTGGTTCTAATAACAAGGTACGGTTTTCTGATGACCTCTCTGGCCAATCTTTCTCATTACACTTTGAGAAGAGGCAGGGGACCATTGATGTCAGTGATCTGAACCGAGCACTTATTGAGACAAACATAGATGATATTGCTGCCAATACTCTAGCGCTTCCGCCCATTGGATCCATAACTGCTTTTTCTGGTGGTTATTTCACGAACAGCTCCAACGGCGGATTTACTATGGTTCAGGCAGGCGGGAACAATGCTGCCGCGGTCAACGCAGCTCTACCTGCTAACTGGCGAGTTTGTGACGGGGCCGCTTTAAACGATCCAGAATCGCCTATATTTAATGGCGGTAGCAGATACCTACCCAACCTTGATGACAATAGATTTATAATGGGTAGCACGAGTGTTGGTGCTACAGGTGGCGCTAATTCATACGACCTTACTCATACTCACAGCATTAGTGTTAGTGTTGCTGCTGCTAACCCCGGCCATACCCATTCCTTCAGTGGATACGCTAAACTACATGCCAGATACGTAAGCTCTTCGCCGTCTCACTTAGCACAACAGAAGGCTGTCGCCGCCTGGCCATCTAATGTCAATCTTATAGGCAGCTGGGTCGTAGGTGGCGATCCTGTTAACGAATACGTCGGTACAGACGTAATAGGCTCAGTATCTGGCAATAGCATGTCACACGGCCATAGCGCCAGCTCTAGCTTGGGTACCGGTCTAGGTGCCACGACTGTAATACCACAGTACTTAACTTGCTTTTATATAATGAGAGTAAAATAAAACGGGAGAACACATGAACTACACGGTCAGATACAAGAAAATTGGCGGACTTTTTTGGAGTAAAATTAAAAATGTTAAAGGTGATGGGTTTGTCGAGGTTGCTGAGCGGGACTCATCTGGTAAGCCAGTCGTAACAAAGAGTATAAATGTACGATGGTTTATGTTGGATGATGAAACTAGAATTGAAGTCCCAGCTCAAAACGCGGTTTTTGAGTTTGATAATAATAGATGGCTTTCAATCAAAAAAGCCATGGAAGCCGAAGCCGGGCAAACTATCCCTACAAACAGTAAACTAGGATAGCGATGTCATCAGGAAGACCAGTTACGAGTGATATAGTAATCAGACCGCAGGATCCTGGTGCGGGACAGTCTTTCTTTGAGAAGAGTATACAAGGTAAACATATTGCTCTGGGCAACGTTAAAATGCGGCACTTGTCCCAAGATCTACTGGATGAGTTCGCGCCCATTGGTTCCATAGTTCAGTACGTCGGTGGATACTTCACAAACAGCTCAAATGGTGGCTTCACCATAACAGAAGCCGCAGGAAATAACTTTTCTTCTGTCAACAACGCACTCTCAGAGAACTGGAGAGTCTGCGATGGCACTCAATATAGCGACCCCGAGTCTCCCATCTTTGGCGGGGCTGGTAGGTATCTGCCAAACATGGACAATGACAGGTTTTTGATGGGCTCTACGTCTGCGGGATCGTCTGGTGGAACAAATAATGACAGCCACTCGCACGGTCTTGCAGGAGCTCTTGGTGTGCACGGGCACACTTCAGGAGATATAAGATTCTCTTGGGATATGAGATGGGTGTTGGGACAAAACGTAAATGTAATTGTATGGCATGAGGACCCTGTCTCGAGTTTTACACCAAGCAGAACAGCGCGGTTTAATCTCTGGTCCTATGACGGTTGGGGCGACTTCGGGCCTGAGTACACCCAAACCACCGTACACACTGGTGGGGGCTGGATAAACACTACCTACGCACAGTCCGCAGGCTCAACTGGTAGTGTAAACCTATCACATTCCCATGGCAGCACATCAAGCTTGAGCTTAGATAACAGGCCGCAATACTTAAGTTGCTTTTATCTGATGAGGGTTAAGTAATGGCAAAGCAAGTGGATAAAGACATTGTAGCTGTTACAAACTATATAAAGGAAATAGTCCCAGAAAGGTCTGTGGAAGCGCGGCACATTGCTGATGGGTCTGTTGATCCTGTACATGTCACTCAAAACATAAGAAATCAGTTTCTACCTGTTGGCAGTATCATACCCTATTTCGGCGGATACTTTACCAGCGGTGCTAGCTTTGTCATTACAGAAGCCGGCGGGAACAACTCATCTTCAGTAAATTCTGCTCTGCCAGACAAGTGGAGAGTTTGCGATGGGTCGTCATTAAACGACTCAGAGTCTCCTATATTCAACAGTAGCGGTAGGTATCTGCCAAACTTGGATGACGGTAGATTTATAATGGGGGATTCCTCTGTGGGCTGGGGTGGTGGTAATGACAGTAGATCCCATCAACATGGGTATACTCCTTCCGCTCTGGGTAACCATGCTCATGCATCTGGGAATATAACAGCCAGGATAGGTAGAACTACTCTGGGAGCGTATCCTGCGGGAGAAACTTTTATAGGCATGCAGGTCCAAAATCCAGGCGGATGGACGCCTAACCAAAGATTCCTGAGCAGAAACTTTCCTGGCTTTTCCAGTTCTATAACAGAGCCAGCGCCTTACTCAGCTTCCACGTCTCCACACTCCGAAGGTACCACTACTAATGTTGATCTATCACACGGACACCAGGTTTTGTCCGGTGGCGGAACGAATATACCGAGATACTTGTCTTGCTTTTACATAATGAAGGTGAAATAGATGAAGAAACAGGTTGAAAACGGGATTGTTATTTTGCAAGAAGACGAAAGGCAAAAAGATCCCTTTTTGAATACGCCTGTTGACTC